ATAAAACATAATGAAAATATTTGATGAAGTAAATGAAGATAACCTTATTATTTTTGCGGCGAGGCATTATTACAACCCAAAGTGTATTGATGTTGAAGAATTTTATGAAGATTTAAATAGGGTAAAATATGTAAAGAGATTGGTGAACAGATATACTGGAAATGAAGATAAAAAATTATCTGTTCGCCTAATCTTAAACCACATAGTGATAATATTTAATGTGTTTGGTATTGATGCAGCACTTAAAATATTAAAACTAAAACTTGATGATGAGCATTGGTCAATAATCAAACCTTTTCTCATCTTTTTAAAATATATAGAATATGATGATTTTATAGGAATTGATATGGACACAAGAGTAGTAGAAGAATTAAGGAAGATATAAACCATGGGAATGATTGCAAGAGCAGGTGACCTATTATATACATTTAGATTTTTAACTCTTTTGGTTACACCTTTTGAGAGAACAAACGCTTATAAATTTGGAATCATAGACAAAAGCGGAAAAAGAATTAAAGAAAAAGAAATTAAGACAAGTCAAGAAAAAGGTGCGTACACACATTTTCATCGTATGGTTTTTAATATAAAAAAATTGCTTGGGAAGTTTCCTGGTGGTAAGACTACAATTGCATCCTATGCGGCTGCACTTTATTTAATAAAAGAAAAATTAGAACTAAGTGATAAGTCAATAAAACAAATAGTAGAGAAGTGTGGTCACACGACTGATATGTTCCTAGCAGAAGAAAACACATGGTTTATGTTAGAGAATAATATTCTTGCAAGTGGTGTTTATAGAATAAAATATGATAAAGTTGTTAATAGCACTATAGAGGAAGTTGTGAGAGCAAAAGATCAAATAAGAGTATCACAAGATTGTAATCCTGTTGGTGATATATTTGGACTTCATATATACGAAGCAACCCACTTAAAAACAAACCAAAAAATATACGTTTCAGCAGAGGAATTAATGTAATGAAAAGTTTTAAAAATTATCTATCAGAAGGACTTAATGATCCCGGAATTTTCAAAGCAGTTTTTCTTGCTGGTGGGCCAGGTTCAGGAAAATCATTTATTGCAACGTCAAATAGTAAAGGTCATTTAGGACTATTGGCAATGGGTTTAAGAGTATCAAATATTGATACTGCATATGAACTCTTACTAAAAAAAGCAGGTATGTCCACTACACCAGAAGATATTTGGTCTGATAAAGGGCAAGAACTTAGACTAAGAGCAAAAGAACTTACAGATAGTCAAAAAGAAACATATATCAAAGGTAGGTTAGGTATTATTATTGATGGTACTGGTAAAGATTATGATAAAATCATGGCTCAGAAAAAGATGTTTGATAGATTAGGCTATGATACAGCAATGGTTTTTGTAAATACAAATCTTGAGACTGCAATACAAAGAGATAAAGATAGAGATAGAACTATTGGGGCAGAAAAAGTAACAAAAATGTGGCAAGGTGTTCAAGATAACTTAGGAAAATTTCAAAGTGCCTTTAAAAACAATTTCATTATTGTTGATAATTCTGAAGGAAAAGATTGGAAACGTGATGCTCAAAGAGGGTTTAAAGATTTAGCAAAGTTGGCTAAAAAGCCTATTACTAATGCTATTGGTAAAAAATGGTTAAAACAGGCCGAAGCAGAAAAGGGTGCGCCAGCGCAACCAAGGAAAAGTGGATGACAAAGAATAAAATTACAGAGGAAATTGCAGCAAACAATACCGCGAATGTTGCCAGCCATATGAATTTTCCTCTGGGAAAACCTATAAATGTTACAGATAGGCGTTATAAGAAAAAACAAAAAGAAGGTAAAACCGTACTTCTTAAAAGGTTTAGAGCATTTTCAGATGAAGTATATAAGAAAAAATAATGCTTAAAATTTATATGATGCTTTTTGTTATCGGATTAATAGGATCAGTTGGACTTGCTGGATATGTCACTTGGAATAACATGCAAGCAAAAATAGAAGTTCTCAAAGAAAATAATGCAAAATTAGGAGTTGCTGTTGAAACACAGACAGCAACAATTTCTACTATGGAAAGTGATATAAAAAAAGTTAATATAGAACTAAATAGAGTTAATAAAGAATTAACGAGAACTAGAACAAGAAATAAAGTTTTACTAAAAAAAATACAACAACATGACATAGGTATGTTGGGTGAGGCGAAGCCAGATTTAGTAGAACGTGTTGTAAATAATGCAAGCGACAAAGCACTGAGATGTTTTGAAATCATGTCTGGTGCTGAATTGACAATGAAAGAAAGGAATGCGAAAAATGGCAAAGCGTTCAACAGTGAATGCCCTTGGCTTTATGATGACCTTAACATTTCTGACAGGTTGTTTGGGTCTGAATGATATTCCAGAACCTATAGAAATAAAAACTAAACCTATAGATAAACCAAAACTAGTTTTACCTGAAGCGGATGAGTTAGTCCAAAGGAAAATAGAATGGATTTTAATAACTCCAAACAATCATGAAGAAGCATTTTCTCAAGTAAAAGATAATGGTAGACCACTCGTATTATTTGGTTTAACTGATCAAGGATACGAAAATATTGCTTTGAATCTTTCTGATATTAGAATGTATATTTCCCAACAACACTCCATTATTGGTGCATATGAAAGATATTATATTGAAGCAAATAATACTATGGATGGTATTACTACCCCACAGTAAAGATTCTTCTTATTATACACAGACATTATGATTCTGTCAATATAGTAAAAAGTCTATATGTCGCATCGTAATAGTAGAAAAAAATCTTAGTAAATCACTATATTTGGTGTTTACATATAACTCAAAATACTATATAATGGTACGGAATAAAAACAAAATATAAAAAAAGCGGAGATATGCGTATGCTATTTGAAGAACAAATTGCACGAAAACCAGACCTATACCCATGGACAAAACAATTCATAGAGGCGATTTGGAAGGGTTTTTGGACACCAGAAGAATTTAATTTTAGATCAGATTACTCACAGTTTAAGACTGATCTTACAGAACAAGAACAGCAAATGGTTGTTCGCACTATGTCTGCAATCGGTCAGATTGAAATCGCAGTGAAAAGTTTTTGGGCAGATGTAGGTAAACATTTACCTCATCCTTCCATCAAAGATTTGGGTTATGCGATGGCAAACTCTGAAGTCATTCATAATATGGCGTATGAAAAAATTCTTGATGTTCTTCACATGACTCATGTGTTTGAGGAAAATATGAATGAGGAAGTCATTAAGAATCGCGTTAATTATTTACGCAAATATAACAATAAAGTATATGACGATGACAGAAAACAGTACATATATTCAATTATCTTGTTCACATTGTTTGTTGAAAATGTAAGTCTGTTTTCACAGTTCTATATAATTATGCATATGAATAGAAACAAAGCAGTGATGAAAGATTGCGCCCAGCAAGTGCAGTATACAAGAAATGAAGAAATGCTTCATGCTCAAGTTGGCATTAAATTAATTCAAACACTTAGAAATGAGTATCCAGAATATTTTGATGAAGAACTGCAACAGAGAGTTAAGCAAGAATGTATAGATTCACTTAAAGCAGAAAGTAAAGTGATTGATTGGATTATGGGAGACTATGCAGTAAAGGGTTTAGATGCTAATATTTTAAAATCTTTTATTGCTTACCGCATGGCAGAATCAGTTGAACAAACTGGTTTTGATGCTAGTGATATTAAATATGATCAAGATTTAGTAGACGAAACTTTTTGGTTTGAAGAAGAATTGTTGGGTGCTAATATGACAGATTTTTTTCAGAAAAGACCTGTTGAATATGCAAAGGGTCAAGGCATCACAGCAGATGATTTATTTTAGGAGTATATAATGGGATTTGAATGGGCAAATGAAGACTCACGGACTTTTCTAAGCCGTGGATATATTGACGGTAATATGACCGTTGAAGAAAGAGTGCGGAATATTGCACAGACAGCAGAAACTATCCTTGATAAAGAAGGTTTTGCTGACAAGTTTTATGACTATATGAGTAGGGGATTTTATTCCCTCTCATCACCAGTATGGTCTAACTTTGGTACTAAGAAGGGTTTGCCCATTTCATGTAATGGTGTTTACATTGAAGATGATATGGCATCAATCCTAATGAAAAATGCTGAAGTTGGTATGCAAACAAAAATGGGTGCTGGAACATCTGGATATTTTGGTGCTATTCGGGCTAGGGGTGAACCTATTAAGTCTGGTGGCACTGCTGATGGTCCTGTTCACTTTATGAATTTGACCGAAACTCAAGTTGATGTTGTTGCTCAAGGATCAGTTAGAAGGGGTTCGTTTGCGGCATACATGCCCATTGACTCTCCAGACATTATGGAGTTTCTTGAGTGTCGTGAAGAAGGTTCTTCAATTATGCATTTGTCGCTTGGTGTTTGTATTGGCGATGAGTGGATGGAATCTATGATTGCTGGTGATAGTGATAAGAGAACTGTGTGGGCAAGAGTTTTGCGTAAGCGCAGAGAAAGTGGTTATCCTTATCTATTTTTTACCGATACTGTAAATAATAACAAACCACAAGTTCTTAAAGATCAAAATATTCCAATTTGGGCATCTAATCTTTGTTCTGAGATTTGTCTACCGTCAAGTGATGAGTGGTCTTTTGTTTGCAATCTAGCATCAATGAATTGCGCTACATTTGATGAATGGTGCGAAACTGATGCTGTTGAAACTATGGTTTGGTTTCTTGATGCTGTAATGGAAGAGTATTGCGAAAAGACTAAAGATATTCAGTTTATGCATTCTGCTTATAATTTTGCAAGTCACTGGAGAGCCTTGGGTCTTGGACAACTAGGATGGCACACATATCTACAATCTAAAATGATTGCATTTGAATCATTTGAGGCACAAATGTTAAGTATGAAAATCAGTAAATTTATTGATGATAAATCACTTGAAGCAACAAAAGAACTTGCTATTGAATATGGCGAACCAAAAGGTATGTTAGGTACAGGTGAAAGAAATCTTACAAGAACTGCTGTTGCACCAACTACATCATCTTCATTTATTTTAGGTCAAGTATCACCATCTATTGAACCACTCGCATCAAATTATTTTACTAAGGATTTGGCAAAAGGTAAATTTACTTATAGAAACCCACATCTAAAAGCGTGTCTACATGACCATGGTGAAAATTCTGACGAAACTTGGAAATCTATTCTTGTTCGTGGTGGGTCTGTCCAGCATTTAGATTTTCTAACACAAAAAGAAAAAGATGTATTTAAGACTTTTAGTGAGATTACACCATTGTCAATTGTGCAGCAAGCAGGTGCAAGGCAGAAATATATTGACCAATCACAATCGCTAAATATACTCATACATCCAGACGTTTCGGCAAAGGATGTAAACTCATTAATAATAGAGGGTTGGAAACTGGGAGTTAAGACGTTTTATTACCAGCGTTCAGCAAACCCTGCACAAGAATTGGTACGTGATATTATGACTTGTGTTTCATGCGAAGGATAGTATATGGCGAAGAAAGAAACATTTTATATTGATTGCCCAATGTGTCAATATCAAACACATGTGGAAGTTTTAAATGGTGATAATGATGCAGAACCAGAATGTTGTCCAATGTGTGGAAGTCCTATAGAACTATACACAGAAGATGATGAAGAAGAAGGATAGTGTGGTTTTTTGAAAACGCAATATTTGAACCAACCCAAGAGGAATTAGAACCTTGGGTTGGTTTTGTTTATGAAATTACAGACTTGAATAATGATAAAAAATATATCGGTAAAAAATTATTTTGGGCAGTGAGAAAGTTACCACCATTAAAAGGTAAGAAAAGAAAAAGAATTAAAAGAACTCAGAGTGATTGGATGAATTATTACGGATCAAACGAAGAAGTAAAACTACTTGTAGAAAATGAGGGTACATCTAGGTTCAAAAGAAATATTATTCGGTTGTGTAAATCAAAGGGTATTATGAGTTACTTTGAAGCAAAAGAACAATTTGACAGAGAAGTTCTTTTCAGCGATGAATATTACAATGAGTTTATAGGTGTAAAAATACACTCAATGCATGTGAAAGGAAAAGTATGATGAATAATATATTAAAATTTCCAAAGCAAGAGACCATAAGTGAGAATGACAAATTATTTTTAGAGATTGAGAATCAGGCTAAGATCATAAAAAAACAAAAGGAAGACATACAAAAGATGTTACAATCTAAAGAGAGGTCTAAAAAATGTACGAATATAAATGTAAAATCCTAAGAGTTGTTGATGGCGACACAGTAGACATTGATATTGATCTTGGTTTCGGAATATGGGTTCATAAAGAAAGAGTACGAATGATGGGTATAGATACTCCTGAATCTCGTACTAAAGATTTGACAGAAAAACAATTTGGTTTGGCGAGTAAGGCAAGATTAAAGGAACTGTTGCCTATTGGATCAATTCAAATTTTAAAAACAGAGATTGATAAATCTGGAGAAGATAAAAAGGGTAAATTTGGTAGGATACTTGGAGACTTTTTGATTGAGAGAAATGTTAGTGGTTCATATGAGCAAAATGTTAGAGTGACTAGTATTATGATTGAAGAAGGTCATGGAGTTAAGTATTTTGGACAGAATAAGGCAGACATAGAAAAAGATCATATGGTAAATAGACAAAGATTATTACATGAGGGAGTAGTAGTTCTTAATGATTGACTTTTCAAATAATATATGGTAGAATAGTTATTGAATAAAATGGAGACTAAGGTAGAATGATTTTAATTGATTATAGTGGCATCGCTATCTCTAATATAATGGTACAAAGAATTGCTTTAGATGAAAATATTATAAGGCACATGATTTTAAACTCTATTCGTATGTACAGAAGCAAATATAAGAAGCAGTTCGGTGAGATTGTCATTGTCGCTGATGGTGATGGTAATTGGAGAAAAGATATTTTTCCTCAATATAAATTAGGGCGAAAGAAGTCTCGCGATGAATCACCCATTGATTGGGTAGAGGCATTTAGAATTATTAATATGGTATTTGATGAAATTACTGAAAATTTTCCTTATAAAACTATGAGAGTTTATGGTTGTGAGGCAGATGATGTAATCGCCAAAATTGCACTAGAAACTCAAGAGTTTGGTAAACATGAAGAAGTAATGATTGTTTCATCAGATAAAGATTTTGTTCAACTTCAAAGATATTCAAACATTAAACAATATTCTCCTATAGGTAAAAAACTTTTAGAGACTAACAATGCCAAAGAAACTTTAATGGAGCATGTCTTTAGGGGATGTAAATCTGATAAAGTTCCAAATATTCTATCACCAGATAATTCTTTTCCTGATGGAATTCGTCAAACCCCAATAACGCAAAAAAAGATTGATGTTTGGATGGCGGCAGATGATTTAAAGTCTGTAATGAATGAAGAGACATACAGAAATTATTGCAGAAATAAAAAACTTATTGATTTAACAGAAACTCCGCAAAAAATCCAAACAGAAATTATAAATACATACGAAGCGCAAAACCCTTGGTCAAATAAAGGTAAAGTGTTTCCATACTTAGTATCAAAAAGATGCAGATTATTACTTGAATGTGTACAGGAGTTTATATAAAATGGTGAAGTTAGTTCATGAAGTTATTAGTGCCGCAAGGAAAGCGAAAGCAAATCCAGAAAAGATAAAAATTCTTCAAAGGGATAATACCGCCGCACTCAGAGATATTTTAAGAGGAACATATGATAAATTAGTTGTATGGAATGTTCCTAAAGGTGAACCACCACATAAACCTAGTGATGGTTATAATGACGCCTCAAACTTACTTAAACTCAACAAACAATTCAAATATTTTGTAAAGGGACTTGAAGGTGATCAGTTACCAAAAGCAAAGAGAGAGATGTTATTCATTAAACTCTTAGAGTCCATCCATCCAGAGGATGCTAAATTAGTTATTCAAATGACAAATAAAAAACCAATAACAGGAGTTCCAAAATCAGTCGTTCTAGAAGCATTCCCAAAATTATTAGTTAAGCCCTAATGATTTTTATACTAATTTCAATATCTGTAATGCTGGTTACTCTTTTAGAGTGTCCAGCATTTTACTTTAAGGAGAATCTTATGTCCAATCAGCAACTTCAAAGACTACAACAAGACAGCGCACAACTTGAAATGTTCGTAAATAAATTAGAGTCTGAAGGTAAACTTGATCTTGTAAAAAAAATAAAAGCAAAAAAAGAATATTTGGACAAATATATTACAACAAAAAGAGTGGAAGCAGCATAACTACTTAACAATAGATTTTTTATCGTATAATAATTCTTATAGATATAAGAAAAGTTATGGAGAAAATATGCCTAATTATACGATAAAAAATATAAAAACTAAAGAACAATATCAAGTGGATTGTAGTTATTCAGAGTTACAAGATATATTAAAAGACTCTGAATTGGTTCAAGGTTTATCCACACCACTCTTAGTAGGTGGTGTAAAAGATATGTTTGGAAAGACTCCTGATGGGTTTAAAGATTTGATGAAGCGAACCAAAGCAGGTTCTGGAATTGGTAATACTATTAAAACATGAAAAAGAATAATTCATTAACTGTTAATATAGACGATCTTGAAGAAATTGAACCAATAACTCAAAATCAAAGTAAAGCATTTGATTATTGGGATGATGAATTAAATCTAATTTTATCGGGTAGTGCTGGCACTGGAAAAACTTTTATAGCATTATATCTTGCTTTAGAGTCAATGTTAAATGATCCAGACATTTATCGTAAAATTATTGTTCTTAGATCAGCAGTAACAACTCGCGATCAAGGATTTTTACCAGGAACGAAAGAAGAAAAAGAATCATCTTATGAAGCACCATATCGTTTGGTGTGTTCAGAATTATTCGGATTTGAGGGTGCTTATAATAAAATGAAAACTGCAAATAAAATACAATTTGAAACAACTTCTTTTCTTAGAGGTTGTACATTTGATCAAGCAATTGTGGTTATTGATGAAATGCAAAATTTAAATTTTCATGAATTAGATTCTGTTATTACAAGAATTGGTAAAGATTGTCGCGTTATTTTTTGTGGTGATCATAAACAAACAGATTTTAAATTTAAAGATGAGAGTGATGGTATTATTAAATTTATGAATATTATTGAGCAGATGAGATTTTTTCGTATTGTAAATTTTGGGTGGGAAGATATCGTTAGGTCTGACTTAGTTCGTGACTATATAATGACAAAAGAGATGCTAAACATTTAAGGGGGTACTATGATTAAAGAATGGATTTTAAATAAAATAAAAGAAAAAACTTCTTGGAATGGTGCAGTATTAATTATTCTTGGTGTAGTTGTTCTTATTGCAGGACCGTTGGCAAAACTAGCGGCCTATGCAGCAATTTTTTATGGGATATATTGTATATGGCAAAAAGAAGATGATTGAAATTTATGGAAAAAGTAATTGCGGATACTGTGATAAGTCTGTAAATTTAGCAAAAAAATATAAATTAAAATATGAATATAAAGATGCAACAGATTTGGATACTTATAGTGAGTTGCTAGAAAAAATAGGGACAGTTCCTACGGTTCCGCAAATATTTTGGAATGGCAATCACATTGGTGGGTATGAGAGTTTTGTTACAGAAATAGAAAACACAAGGGAGTACGGGCAAGATGGATTTTGAATTTACAAAAGAACAAGTTGAAAAAATACTTCATAATGATAATGCTCAAGATTGGTATGATGCTATGAAAGAGATGTTTCCAAAATATCAAATAATAACTAAACATCGCGTTGCTGGTTTCTTGGCACAAACTGCACATGAGAGTGCTAACTATAAAACTATCACTGAAAATTTAAACTATTCGTCAAAAGCATTAGACGCTATTTTTGGTAAATATTTTAAACGTGCAGGTGTTGACGCCAAAAAATATCACCGTCAACCAGAAAAGATTGCCAATCGCATTTATGCAAATCGTATGGATAATGGTGATACTGCATCTGGCGATGGTTGGAGATTTCGTGGTGGTGGTATTTTACAACTAACGGGTAGATATAACTATACTGAATTTGGTAAGAGCGTAGGAATGTCTGCTGAAGAAGCAACAGATTATGTGCGTACACCAAAAGGTGCTATTGAAAGTGCATGTTGGTTTTGGAAAACAAATAACATCAATATATATTGTGATAATGATGATATTGTAAAAATGACTAAACGTATCAATGGTGGGACTATTGGTCTTGCAGATCGTAAAAGGCACTATGCACACGCCCTACATATGTTAGGAGAAGACTTTAAAGATATTTCTGATAATGATGACGTAACTTATAGTCTTATTCGTCAAGGATCAAAAGGTGATACTGTAAAAAAATTACAAGAGGCGTTAGGTATTACCGTTGATGGTCATTTTGGTTCTGGTACGGAAGAAGCATTAAGAGCATGGCAAAGAGAAAATGACTGTGTTCCAGATGGCGTTGCAGGACCACAAACATTAGGTAAAATTTTTTTATAGGAGTAAGATGAAATAAAATGGCAAAATTCGGTAGATATGATCCGCGAAATAAAAAACGTGACCGAAATAAGAATCAATCTCAAAATAAAGATATTAGAATTCGCGAGGTTGAGGAAAAATCAAGATTTAACTCAAAGAGTAATAGTATAAATTATGCGCTTTTAGATGGTATTGATGAATTTGATGATGAAGATAAAGATTTAAATTTATAAAAAAGGTATATTATGAATAAAATAATTCTTACTGATTGTGATGGTGTTCTTATGGATTGGGAAAGATCATTTGATCAATGGATGATTAATAATAATTATTCTATTAATATAGAATATGAAAACTCTTATAACATGGCAAAAAAGTATAATATAAGTGAAGTTAAAAAAAGAGAACTGGTAAAATATTTTAATGAATCATCTCGCATTGGTTGGTTACCACCTTTGAGAGATGCTATTAAATATATAAAAAAATTGCATGAAGAGCATGGTTATGTTTTTCATATGATAACATCATTATCAAAAGATCAATATGCAAGTAAATTAAGAATTGATAATACTGAGAGATTATTTGGCAAAAGTGCATTTGAAAAATATGTTTTTCTTGATGTGGGTGCTGACAAAGATAATGCACTAAAACCATATGCAGATAGTGAACTTTTATGGGTAGAAGATAAACACGAAAATGCAGTTACAGGAGATAGGTTGGGTCTAAATTCGGTTTTAATATCACATGATCATAATAAGGATAGTTACTTTGAAAGGTATGATAATTGGAAAGAATTATATGAGGAAATCAAATGAAATCTATTGAAGAAATACTTAGTTTAAGATTTCAATATGAAAATTATATAGAAAATTTAGAAATTCCAAAAGATAAAAAAATAGGACATATAAATAACCTTATATGGTTTAGAGATTATGGACACATTAAAAATCGATTTAGAAAAGGTTATGAAGAATCCGTTTATATTTGCAATACTATACTAGATAGTTATTATAAGAGAGAATAAAATAAATTATGGCAAAAGTAGATTTTCCAACAAGTCCAACAAATGGGCAACAAATAATTGCTAATGGCATTATCTATACCTATGACTCCGTAAAAGGTGTGTGGAGAGATGTTGCCAACTCAGTTAATGTTAATTCCGCTAATCCACCAGCAGACCCAAAAATTGGACAAATATGGTTTAACACTGCATCAGCAGTACTTTATGTATATTATAATGATGGATCATCTTCACAATGGGTATCAGTTTCTGGTCCAGCAGGGGCGGCTGCATCTGGTGTAGTGCCTACAAGTGCAACATCCCCATCAAATGCCTCAAATGGTGATTTATGGTTTGATACTACAGATGCAACACTAAACTTTTATTATAATGATGGATCATCTTCACAATGGGTATCAGTTTCTGGTCCCGCTGGACCTGCTGGCCCAGCAGGAGCCGATGGTGCATCTGGTTCTCCAAACTCATATGCAAACCTTGCCGCATTTCCTAGTTCTGGAAACACTGTTGGAGATTTTGGTTTCGCGACTGATACAAAAGCAGTCTATGTTTGGGATGGTGCTGAATGGGACAGGATATATACAGATACAAACGCCGTGCCAGAATGGACAACAGCACCACCAACATCTGCTGATTTGGCTATTGATGGAACTGCAACAAATCAAACTGTTGTAGCCAGCGACCCAGAAGGATTTCCTATTGAATATTCATATGATACTAATCCATCAAACCAATCGCAAGCAACTATTTCTCAATCTAGTAACGCTTTTACTATTACTCCATCTACAGCAGATTCAGATGCCGGAAGTTTCACTTTAAGATATAAAGCGAATGACGGTTTACATAGTACTTCTAAGTCTACAATATATACTTTAGAATTTACGACTCCTATGAATGTTTCCACCGCTGG